GGGAGGGGACAGGTGGGACAGCCCCGACCCCTGTGCGTCATCTGCAACACCCCCATCGACCCCGACTGGGCCAACCGCGGATACGACACCCACATCGGCTGCGACCCCACCACCGGCAGCCACCCCACCCCCGCCGCCTGACCAACGCCCGCTCCACCAACCCTCCCGAGAGGACGGCCATCATGATCCCGCTGCCCGACTTCCTCACCACCGGCCGCGCCTCCTGCACCCACCACGACCCCGACCTGTTCACCACCTGCACCCCCGCCAACATCCGGCAGGCCAAGCCCATCTGCGCCAGCTGCCCGCTCCTCCTCGACTGCCAGCGCTGGGCCATCAACAACCAGGAACCCATCGGTACCTGGGGCGGCCTGACCCCCTCCGAGCGGGCGCAGCTCCAGCACGGCCACGGGTGGTGGGCCGACGACGACGGCCGCATCCGCGTCCCCTGCGGCACCGTGGAAGCACTCGGAGCGCACCGCGGATACGGCGAGACGTGCGACGTGTGCGAGGCCGCAGAAGCCGCCACCATCGCAGCGCAGCGCCGGTCCGCGCTCGAGCGGGAGCACAGCCGGCCGAGGGGCGGCAGCCGCCGCGGGTACGAGCTGCACCAGCTGCTCGACGAGGAGCCGTGCGTGCCGTGCACGAAGGGCGCGCGGATGTCGGCGGCGATCCGGGCGGCGAAGTCGCGGGGGAAGGGGCCTGCCCGCCCGGCTCCCGGTCTGGCGCTGGCGTCATGACCGTCCTGGCGCTCCTGTTCGCGCTCCTCGGCGCGCTCGCCCTCCCACCACGAAAGGCACGCCGATGAGCGTCCGCATCACGCTCCACTGCAACACCGTCCGCGGCCCGCACGCCTGCCCGACCAGCCTTATGACCGACGCCCACACCGTGGGCGAGGCCCGCGAGGCAGCACACGCCCGCGGTTGGCGCACCACCAGCCCGGACGGGCCGGACTACTGCGACGGCTGTTCCGGCACCCGCCGCCCCGGATTCGTCGCCCCCGTCGTCCACCTCCACCCAGAGAGGCCACGCCGATGACCGAGGCCCGCATCATCACCGCCCTGCCAGCCGTCTGTGTCCTCGGCGCGCTCCTCGTCCTTGCCGTCCTGCTGCTCGCCGAGGCCCGGCGCCTCCGCCGCGTGGCCCGTGCCGCCGAGCGTGCCGCCCGCCCGCACTCCGTCCACGCCGCCACGGCCGCGCAGGACGCCGCCGCCCTGATGACCGCCCGACTCCACGAGGAGCAGCACGATGCCTGACAACCCGACCAAGCTGTGCCATCCCGGCGAGTGCCGCGACTGTGAGACTCGACGCGCAGAGGCCACTGAGCGGCTCCTCGACGAGCACGCGCATCTCCTTGATGCCGTCGTCACATCGGCATCACCCGTGTCGTTTGCCGACTTCGAGCCGATGCGCCACACCGCCAGCACCATCACCGACGACGCCCTCGACGCCCTGTACGCCGAACTGGAGCGGACCGGCCGACTGCTCCGCCGCGCGCAGGCCCGAGCCCGCCACTGGCAGGGCCGGGCCGAGCGCTACAGGCAGGCGTGGAAGTCCGCCAGCCGTGACCGACGCACCCTCACCAACGAGCTGACCCGCCGGGCGCCGCTCCTCGGACAGTCGCAGGCCGCCATCGACCGGGCGCGCAAGCTGGCCTCCCGCTGGGCCGTCCTCCGCGCCTACGGCAGCGCAGCCACCGAGCTACGCGCCGCCCTTGACGGCCCAGAGCCGTGCGAGCAGCACTCCCACGCCCCGACCTTCGACGGCCTCTGCGGCGGCTGCACTCAGTACCCCACCGACCTGACCCCGGAGACCCGCCGTGCCTGAGACCACCAAGCTGCTCCGCGCCGTCGTCGAGATCGGGACGCAGCTCCGACGCATCGCCGACGCGCAGACGACGCCCGTCGCCCTCGGCGAGATGACGACCGTCGGCACCTGCGACGCCTCCCTCGCCGAAGGCATGACCGGACCGCTCGGCCCGTGCGTCCTGCGTCACCAGCACGACGGCCCGGTCCACCAGGACGCCGATGGCGCCCGTTGGTCAACGGTCGTCCGTGCTGTCGACAAGGCCCCGACGACAACGACCGACGACGCGCCCCACCTGCGTCAACTCATCGCCGACGCCCTCGAGAACGCCGACTACCGGCCCGACATGCGCCGCGGCGACCTTGCCGACGCCGTGGTCCCCGTGATCATGTCCATCGGCAGGACGCTCCGAAGCCTGCACCACAGCGCCGAGGAGGACGCCACCGTGTGGGCACAGCGGGCCGTCACTGCGGCCAAGGAGCGCGACCAGCTGGCCGCAGTCCTCCGCGAAGTGCTCGGCCTCTTCACCCCCGCCCTCGTGGACGGGAAGTACGCCTTCTACCAGGCCACCGAAAGCCCAATCGCGCCGCAGGACTACCAGCGCTGGCACGCCGCGCTCCAGCCGCCGGCCACCGAGGAGCAGCCCGGCCCGACCACCACCAGGGAGCAGTGACCCATGACCACATCGACAGACGCGATCCTCGCCTACGGCTACAACCTCGGCGGCGACGAGGACACATGGCAGGTCCGCGAGGCAGGCGAGTACGGCGAACTCCCCGCCCTCGACTGGCTCGACGAAGACGACTTCCAGGCCGCCGCGGAACGCCGCCTCCTCGCCGAGGTCGCCGGATTCACCGAGGAGTGGCAGGCCGGGGTGGACGGCTACTTCGAGCGCAGGCGCGCGGCCGAGGCCCGCCTCGGCGTCCAGTTCGAGACCTACTGCTCCGGCAGCTACCCCATGTTCATCCTCGCCGCCCACGTCACCACCGTCCGCCGCGGCGCATGCGAGGAGGTCGACCCCCTCGACCTCCAGCAGCGCCCGGAGCAGCAGGCGTGGGACGCGAAGCTGGACGCCGCCGTGAAGGCACTCGGGCTCACCCCGACGCAGGAGCGTCCCCGCTGGCTGCTCTGCTCGTACTGGGGCTGACGACGCCCGTTGACGCAGGCCAGACGCCCCGCCGCCCACACGGACGACGGGGCGTCGTCGTCAGCTCATGCCCTTCCAGATCCGCCACGCCCGCGACCGGTCCACGCCGATCGCCTCACCGATCTCCGGGAAGTCGAGCCCGAGCTGCTCGTGCATCACCGCGATCGCCTGCTGCCGGATCTCCTTCGGCAGCGTCCGCTCAGCCGGCCACTCCCGCAGCACGATGCCCGCAGCCTGCGCCCGGACAGCAGCGTCCGGGATCGCTTCCAGTTCGCGTAGCGCCGAGCGCACCGCCCCCAGTACGCGGTCCGCTGCCGCGCGTGCCTTGTCTTCTGCCACGGTCCACCTCCCGCCCCGGAGCGTAGGTCTGCACACAGCGTCTCGTGTCGGGTACCCTCAACGCGTGTCGCCTACCCGACACCGCGTCACGACGGGCCCGACGGCCCCGACGACGCCCCACAACTGAACGGCCCCCGCAGGCGCTGCGAACGCCAAGACGGGGGCCTGACCACAGGAGATGAGACCTCCATGGGCTGGAAGAAGCCTCGCACACCCGCGCCGCCCGCGGCACCCTGGTACGCCAGGCTCGCCACATCCGCCGGCCGCCCCGCCGTCCTCGCCGCCACCCTCATCATGTCGATGCCCGGCGAGTACCACGTCGCCAAGTTCGCCGGATGGTCCGACCCGTGGGCGTACGGCATGCCGTTCTCCCTCTCTGCCTACGCGGGTATCGCCGCCGTTGTCGCCGCCACCCGCCCCAAGGGCGCCCGCGGCAAGGTGTCCGCCACCGTCGGCGCCGGGTTCGCCATCGTCCTGGCCCTGGCCGCGCAGGTCGTCGCGCACCTTGTGCAGACCGGGCACATGGACCACAACCAGGCGTGGCTGATCGCCGTGACGTCGATGGTGCCGCCGGCCGTGCTGGCGCACCTGCTGCACCTGGCCGCCACTCCGGTGCCGAAGCCTGAGCCCGTCGTCGCCCCGTCGACCAGCGCCGACGTCCCCGTCGTCGAGCGCGTCGTCGAGGAGCAGCGGCCGGTGGTGCCGGTGGTGCCGCCGATGCCGGAGCAGGCCCCGCAGCTCCCGCCCGCACCCAAGCCGGAGCCGGAGCCCGCGCCGATCCGGTACAGCGACCCGCGGTGCGCCATCATCCGGCCCCTGTACGACGCAGGGTTCCGGCCCACCACCACCGAGATGCGCGCAGCTCTCGAAGCCGCGCACATCGCCCCGCCCGGGCCGTCGACCCTCCGCGGAGTCCTGCGCGCCGAGGTGGAGAAGCACGAGCCGCACCTCGCCGAGCTGCCCGCCCGGCCGTCGCCGCTGCACCGCGCCGGATAAACCGTGACGGTCCTCGGCCTGCTGTTCGCGTTCGCGGCGCTCGGCGCGCTGCTCGGTCTCGCCGTCATCACGGCCCACGACGTCCCGCCCGTCCTCGGGACCGTCGCCCTCATCGTCACCCTCGCCGCCCTCGGCGCGGCCATCCTCCACTGAGGACCCCCGTGAACATCACCACGTACAACGTGCTCTCCCTCGGCGGCGTCACCGTCGGCCTGTCCATCCTCGGCTGGGTCATCACCCAGTGGTGGATGAGCAACAAGAAGAAGAACCTGAAGGCGTTCCTGAAGCTGGTCCCCTTCCTGCTCTGCGCCTCCTACGGCATGGTCCTCGTCCTCTCGGCCGGCGGTCTCCTCGGCGCCGGGGCCGACTGGACGATGTGGGGCACCAGCGAGATCGGGAACGCTGCCCTCCAGTACGGCGTGGGCGGCGGTACTCCGGCCGTCACGCGCGGCTCGAACCTCGTCCTGTCCGACGGCGGTCATGCGGTCGTCATCATCGCCACCGTCTGCCTCATTGCCGCGTGGGCGCTGCGCCGCGGCTTCCGCTGGGACTTCCTCCTTGCCGTTGTCTGCGGCATCAGTTTGGGCCTGTCGTCCGGCATCGCGGGCGCTGCGGGGTACGTCCTCTCTCCGGTCGTGTCCGGTGCTGGTGACGCCGTGGTGGGTCTGCTGTGAAGGCGCGCACCGTGGCCGTGTGGGGGCGGCTGTGCCTCGGCACCGGACTGATGTTCAACCGCCTGGAGGACGCGCTCGACGCGTCGTCCGGGTGGGGTCTGCTGGGCCGGATCGGTGGCGGGGTCGGTGGGGTGTGGCTCCTCGACGGGGTCGTGTCTCGTCAACCGGCGCTGGTGTACGGGCTGCCGGTCGTGTGGCTGTTCGCGGCGTGGCGGGTGTCCGATTCGTCCGCCACTCCCCCACCGAGAGGGGTTGCCCCCCGATCGGACGTTGATGCAGATCAGGCCCGTAAAGCGGCGAGAGTGGCTACGGACCCGAACGGGGTTATGTGCATCCTTCACCCGGTTGCGGAGGAGGTGACTGAGCGATGATGCTGCGTCTCCTCTCCGCCCTGCGGATCGAGTTCCCGCCGCTGCCCTACTGCGCCCGATGCGGCGGCCACTACCCGGCACACAGCCACTGACGAGAGGATGAGCCCATGAACGACACGATGCAGATCATCTTTGGAGTGGCTGGCCTCCTCGGCGGCCTGTCCGGCATCGCGGGCGCACTGGTGGTCTGGCGCGGACAACGCGGCACTGTCCGACCCCCGCAGTAGCCTGACCGCATCCCACCCGCGCTCGCTGGCTGCGGCGCTGCTGAGAGTGAAGCCCCTGCCGAACGGTCCCCCGTCGCAGGGGCTTCGTCATACCCTGGCGCCCTCTCATCACCACGCCAGTCCTTGGGGGGACCATGCGCCACACCACCACCGCTACGGCCGCCGCCGTGCTGCTCCTCGCCCTCACCGCCTGCACCACCGACGCCGACAACCCGCCGAGCAGCGCGTCGCCGAAGGCCGGCCAGAACGCGTCCACCGAGCAGCCCGCCGACGACGGCAAGGAGCAGCTGGAAAAGTCTGTACGCGACTACACCGCCGCCCTCTTCAGCGGCAACGAGAGCGGCTACGACCTGCTCTCCGCCCGCTGCCAGAAGCAGATGCCCAAGACCACATGGGTCACGATGGCCAAGACCGCCCACCAGCAATACGGCGCGCAGAAGGCCACAGGCATCACGGTCGACCAACTGTCCGGGGACCTGGCGCGCGTCAGCTACGGCGCCGGCAACATCCCGCAGTTCGAGCGTGAGGGACAGTCGTGGTTGCGTGAGGGCGGTACGTGGCGTTGGGACGCGTGCCCGTCGACCAACTGACGCCCGTGGTCGGGGGGTGTCACCGCACCCCCCAAGATCCTGGCCGCCCGATTTTTCGTACCTTCCCACCAGGGAGGTACGGCCATGGGCACCGGCAACGACAGGCCACGCAACGGGAACGGCCGCTACTACCGAACCGTTGAGGACGCCGAGCGCGACGAGCGCGCCGCCCGCCTGCGCGCCAAAGGCTGGACGTTCGCCCGCATTGCCGAGGAAGTGGGCTACGACAGCCGCGCAACCGCCCACCACGCAGTGCAGCGCGTCCTCAAGGAGACCGTTCGCGAGGCAGGCGAAGAACTGCGCACGCTGGAGCTGGAACGCCTCGACGCGATGTACCGCTCCGTCATGGGCGTTCTCGAGCGGGAGCACGTCACCGTCTCCCACGGAAAGATCGTCGTCACGCCGGACCCTGACACTGGCGAAGAACGACCGCTCATCGACGACGCCCCGATCCTCAACGCGGTCGACCGGCTACTCCGCATCCAGGAGCGCCGCGCGCGCCTCCTCGGCCTTGATGCACCCGTCAAGCGGGACATCAGCCTCACTGACGAACGCGCCGCGCAGATCGAAGCACTCGTCGAGGAGTTGGGCGAGTGACTGTCACCGACCTTCGCGCCCGCCTTGCCGACATGACCGCCGCTGAGCTGGACCTGCTGGAGGAGAAGCTCAGGGCGAAGATCTGGCAGAAACGCTGGAACCGGTGGACCCCGTACCCGTGGCAGGTGGCCCCGGCCGAGATCCCCACGATGGGCTGGTGGCTCCAGCTCGGCGGCCGCGGCACCGGGAAAACCGACGGCTGCGCCCGCTACATGGTCGAGCACGTCAACGGCCCGCCGTGCGACCCGCGGCTCCGGGGCGGGCACCGGATGGCGATTGTTGCCCCGACGCAGGGCGACGCCGTCGAGGCCTGCGTCAACGGACCCAGCGGGCTGCGCGCACATGACCCGCGCGTCGTGCTGCGGACGACCACGGGCGGAACGTTCGCGAAGTGGCCCAGCGGGGCCGAGGCGAAACTCTTCGGCGCGCACACCCCGGACGACATCGAACGTCTCCGCGCCGGTGGCAACAGATGCTTGGTGTGGATGGAGGAGGCCGCGGCGCAGCGCCGGTTGAAGGACGCGATCACCCACTCGGAGATGGGCCTCCGCATCGGCCCGAACCCCCACTACATCGCCAGCACCACCCCCAAACCGCGCACCGAGATCATCGAGCTGACGCAGCGCGCGGACGTCATCATGACCAAGGGCCGCACCCGCGACGCCATCCACCTGCCGCAGGACATGAGGAACTTCCTCGTCCAGAAATACGCCGGCACCCGACTCGAAGCGCAGGAGCTCGACGGTGACCTCCTCACCGACATCGAGGGCGCCCTGTGGTCCCGCACCGGGCTGGACAAGACCCGCGTCGGCGCCGCCCCAGACATGGCGCGCGTCGTCGTCGCCATGGACCCCGCCGCCACGTCCGGCTCCGAATCCGACGAGATGGGCATCATCGTCGCCGGCCTGGGCCGCCAGTACCTGCCCGACGTCAACGGCACACAGCGCCGCCACGGGTACGTCCTCGACGACGTGTCCGGCCGGATGCCGCCCCTCGACGCCGCCCGTACCGCGATCCGGGC